ATTTGGCACAAGTACCACTCTAAATGCTGCTCCGTCAGAAAAAGTGCGTATTGACAATAATGGTAATGTGGGCATAGGTAATACCGCACCAGTCACCAAATTAAGTGTTACTGGCGGTGGATATTTTAGCAGTGATGTTACCGCACCAAACTTTATAGGTTTAGCAAGCTCAGCCAAATACGCTGACTTGGCAGAAGTTTATACTTCTGATTCCAATTACCCAGCTGGTACAGTAGTCACACTGGACGGCACAGCCGAAATAACTATGTCACTGCATAGCCATGATACCAGAATTGCTGGCGTAATTTCTGACAAACCAGCCTACCTAATGAACTCTGAAGCCATAGGATCGCCAGTAGCTCTTATGGGTCGTGTTCCATGTCTGGTTACTGGTAATATTACCAAAGGTGACAGATTGGTATCTAGTTACAAACCTGGACACGCTATGAAAATGAATCCAGATTTGTATGAGCCTGGCTGTATTATTGGTAAAGCCTTAGAGAATTTTACAGGCGAGTCTGGTACGATTGAAATATTAATTGGAAAAACATAAGAGGATTTTATGGACAATACTGAATTTTCCTGGGAAAATGAAGATCTAGAGAAACTAAAGAATTTAGAAGCAGTCCCATCAGAACATTTTTCATCACTGCCTATATTCAAACAACGCATGGAAGTATGTAAATCCTGTGATAATTTGAAACTTAATTTTTGTTCAAAATGCCATTGCTACATGCCTATTAAAACAAGATTCAAAATATCTCGCTGTCCTATAGGGCTTTGGACAGAACAAATTTAAATTTCAGTTTTATTTCATCTGAGTTTGTGTTACTATAAGTACATAAACCATGGCTAAAGATAAAAGCGAATCAAAAAAACCAAAAGTAATTGAGGACGTTGAAAAGTCCAAGATTGAAGTACAATACTGTATTCCTCTTGAGCAAAGAGATGCCCAGGTCAGGGAAAGTACTCAACGAATTAAAGGTCGCATTCAACCTGCACCAATTACTAACGAACCCATAGCCATTGTAGGTTTTGGTCCAAGTTTAAATCAGACCTGGGAAGAATTACGCAAGTTTAAATACATCATGACAGGCAGCGGTAGCCATAAATTTTTGGTTGACCGTGGTATTATACCTACTCATCATGTTGAAGTTGATCCCAGAGAACATAAAGTTGGTCTCATGGGACCACCTCAGACACAAACTGAATATCTGATTGCTAGTGCTTGTCATCCAAAACTATTTGACCATTTAGAAGGCTTTAATGTTAAACTCTGGCACATACATACCGGAGATCCAGAAACTACATTGCCTACGGTATTTCCTCGAGGTGAATGGATTCTGACAGGTGGCAGTAATGTAAGCCTTAGAGCTATGATTATTGCCCGCTTTATGGGCTTTGTAAATCAACATATTTTTGGCATGGATTCAAGCATGAGTAATGATGGTAAAAGCCATGCTGAATTTCATCCCAAGGGTTCCAAGGGCTATTACTTAACAACCTACGATAAGGTAGAGTACAAAGTAACACAGCCTTTGGTAGAATATAGCCGCCAGTTTTTCCATGAATTAAAACAGATGCCCGAAGTTGAAGTAACCATGTATGGTGAAGGTATGCTACAACATCTGTTTCGAAACAAATATGTACCAGCAGCACAACGAAAAAAGACCAAAAAGGACATAGCAGTTATCATGCCAAAAGTTATTAGTGATGATTATCTAAAATTAAACCGTGAACTACATGAATCTAATCCTAACTACGGTGTTAGTGGTGAAAAACGAGTAGACATTGTACTTAAACTAAGCGACAGCCTTAATACTAAAAACATACTAGACTATGGATGCGGTAAAGGTATGTTAGCTAAAAAGTTACCCTTTCCAATCTGGGAATACGACCCAGCCATACCAGGCAAGGATAACCCACCTAAGCCAGCTGATCTAGTAATCTGTACAGATGTACTGGAACACATTGAACCTGAATTACTAGATAATGTTATTGCAGACCTAGCTCGCTGTACCAAAGAATGTGCGTATGTAGTAGTACACACCAAGGCTGCTATAAAAACTCTAGCAGACGGTCGTAATGCTCATTTAATTCAAGAAGGTGCAGCCTGGTGGGAAAAACGATTAAGTGCCTGGTTTGATGTAAGTAAAGTCATCGACAAAGACTATGAGCTACACATTGTATTGGGACCTAAACAAGCTGCTAAGACTATGACAGAAAGTTTAGCAGCAGAAACAGCCATCATAGACTACAACGGCACTAAATTAATTTATAGTACTCCTAACGATACTACTCGTTGGAGAGCTAATACTTTACTAACCAAAGAACCAGGTACCATAGAGTGGCTTAACGAAATACAAGAGGGTGAAGTTTTAGTAGACATTGGTGCCAATGTTGGTATGTATACAGTGTTTGCAGCCAAGGTTCGAGGAGCCAATGTATTAGCCTTTGAACCTGAGTCACAAAACTATGCTGTGTTAAACAACAATATTAGCCTAAACAATCTAGGTGATCAGGTCAAAGCATATTGTGTAGGGTTAAGTGATAGTTATAAGTTTACTGATTTACATCTGTCAGAATTAGTAGCAGGCGGTAGCTGCCATAGTGCAGAGAAAGCTGTTGACTTTAAATTACAACCTACTACACCTAAGTTTAGCCAGGGATGTGTATTGCAGAGTTTAGATAACTTAGTAGCAGCAGGTATGCCACAGCCTGACCACATTAAAATTGATGTAGATGGCTTTGAACACTTGGCTGTGGACGGTGCCAAGAACACTATCAAGAATGTTAAAAGCCTAATCATTGAAACTAATCCAAACTTAAATGAACACATAACAATGATTAAGACCCTAACTGATCTAGGATTCAGTTTTGATCAGGAACAAGTTAATAAAGCAGCCCGCAAGGAGGGTGCATTTAAAGGAGTAGCAGAATATGTTTTCAGACGTCGATAAGCATGTAAAAGAAGCCATAGCTAACGCTAGGATCATTATGGATCCTTATCCACACCTCTGGGTCGAAAACATATTTCCAGATTGGTATTATGCTGACATGCTTAAGTACGCCATGCCTACAGAATACTTAAAAAGTCTCAAAGAGTTAAAGCGTGTAGGTGACGGTTATCCTGATGGTCGTAAAGTTATGATACTAACCAGAGATACGGTAGAAGCTTTGCCCTCAGACTGTAAGAAGTTCTGGGCTACTTTTACTAAATGGCTAACTCAGGGCGGCTTTGGTAACTATATCGTACACAAGTTTGACAGACTAATTCTGGAGCGTTTTGGCAAACCTATTACTATAACTAATGAGGGTATATATGTCAGAGACTTTACGGGTTATAGCCTAGGGCCACATACTGATGCCCCGCATAAAGTTTTAACCATGCTTATGTACTTGCCTAAGCCTACGGACCCACCAGGACTAGGAACTAGCATTTATGCGCCTAAAAACCCCAATTTTACTTGTGAAGGTGGCCCACATCACCAGTTTAAGGACTATAATCTAGTAAAAACCATGCCTTACAAAGCTAACTGTATGTTTGGATTTTTTAAAAATAACAAGAGTTTTCACGGTGTAGAACCGGTAAATACAGAAGACATTGAAAGAAATTTAATTATATATGACGCTCGTATTAAACGGAACTCTTAATAAACTTGCCCCTGCCCCAGGAATTATATACAGATCTGATTACTTGGGTGAGTATATCACCCTGAGTGTAATTCAGGAAAACAATAAACAATCTGAAATAAAAGAATGGGTTGAAAACACCATAAACAATACCAAACACAATAAGATTGCTTGTGTGTTAGGTAATGGCCGTAGTCGTGAAGGAATTGATACAACAATATTTACTAGACACCGTGGTGGACATCTGGGTAAACGAAAAATGCAGGTTTATGGTTGTAATGCTATCTACCGCGAAGCTGATGTAGATTTTATAGTATGTACAAATCCTGTACTCATTAAAGAAATGGTAAAAACTTACAACTATGCACCAAAAAATGTTGTTCTTACTAACACAGAAAATATTATAAAGTGGAAAGGTAGATTCCACCTATATCCATTTTATACACATATGAATGCTGGTGCATTAGCACTTAAACTTGCTTGCTTTGACGGTCATAAAACGGTCTATATGATGGGTTTTGATAATTTACCTGTGGGGGATAACAGCAGTAATATATATGCAGGTACTTTAGGTTATGATGCTGCTGATGTGAAATTTGATGTAAGTAAATGGAAAACTTATACCTATAACGTGATGAAATTTTATTCTGATGTAGACTTTTGTCTGGTAGAACCCAAAAGCACGGCGATAGTTATTCCAAAAACATATAACCAACTTAGAAACTTTAGGACTATTGGCTGGCGTGACTTTGCAATAGAATCTGATCTTTAATTAGATCTAATTTTTCCTGTATCTCATCAATCTTCATAGTGCCTGCTACACCTGGATGTATGGGTCTAGGAATATCTCTTAGCTCACACCAACAAAATCCACGATGCTCAGAATTTAGTGTAGGTACAAATTCAGAGTCTATAACTATAACATAGGTGTTATACTTAAACTGTTTATTGTCTGATGTAAACAGATCAATAGGTATAATTTTTTCTGTAGTAATAGTATAGCCAACTTCTTCAGACACTTCTCGTTTAAGTGCCTCGCCTATGGTTTCATTTAACTCTATCTTACCACCTACTAACCCCCAAGTGCCACTATAACTTGTAGCGTCTCTTAAAAGGAACAAATACCGATGGGTGTTAGCAGCATAAAATAAAGCACCAACAGAGTTTAAAGGAACAGTGACCATCTTCCTGCTTTATATTCGCCTTCATAACTACGGACCCAACGACTGCCAGTCCATTTATATTGTAGGCTTGTTGTAAGATTACTTACATACTCTATACTAGTTATTTCTTGACTATCAAATACAACGATCCAATTTGTACCATCATATTCAATAATGTCATTAGCATGGGCAACTAGATCTGAATTGTCTAATCCCTTCCAAGCATCAGCACCATCAGAATTTGAAGCATTACCAATATCATTGGTCAAGAGATATCTAGTGCCTGACAATGAACTTGCTAGCCCGTCTCCTGGTCCAACCTTTTGTGGGTCAATAACAGCAGCAATAGGATCTAGAGTATTAACTGGAATAGTATCAACATCCACAGTAAACAACAGTATAGAGTCATCTGTGGGATGGAATGCCACTGTACCCACAACATAAGTTTCACCATCAGACTGTAATAATTTTATCTGACTAATACCGTTGGTTAATTCACCATATAAGTTAACTAATGCACCCCAGTTATCTTTGGTGCCTATCTTGTTCATGGTCTTGCTTACATCGTCTTTATTTTGTGTAATATCTTCATACTTAAGTAATATAAGTTGATTGCCCTGTAACATAACACCGTTATTTGTAGGAGTAACATAAGGACGATTACCTAACAACATCCAATCATCAATATTTTCTGTATCTAAATTACCTTGTGCATCATAGATACCTGATATAATGCTTTGTATAACTCCTAACTTCTTAATCTTAGCTGGTGCACTGATCCAGATAGGCATTTCAAATGTTAGGGTGCTAACGTCCAGAGCGTCATCTGCGCCAACAGGAACTGTACGACTAGTAAAGTTTACATCTGTCAGATTTACTAAACTAAGACTAGTCCAATCTATGTAGTTATCAGTGCTTTGTATTTCTAAACTAGGGTTAAACAAACAAAGTATTTGCTCCAGCATCTGAAGTCGTTGTTCAGTATTGCTTACCCAGATGTCAGCCTTAACAGTTAAATTATAAGGCACTGGCATTAGACGCTCTATGGTAAATGCATTGCCCTGAGTACTTTCATAAAGTTCATTAACAGGATCCCAGGCTCTTTCTCTGATGTTCATTTTGCTTACAAAGTTAGGTTCCTGTACTCTGTCACGAGCATAACTTAAACCAGTAATATAGCAACTGATTTGTGGTATATTACCCATGATGTTCTCTGAGTTATTACGAACAATACTTGCTACATTACGGCTAGAATCGCCATATTTACAGGGTACAGTTTTGTATATGACAGCACCATTACGGTCCTTGCCAAACTGAACCTGATAGTTACTAAACAGTCGCATAAACTGTAGTAAGTAACGTCTTATTTGCTGGTCATAAAAAAATGGAACGGCGCTCATTATACCTTCTTAGTCTGATTTTTACCTGCTTGACTCAAGCCCTGACGGCTTGTTACAGTAGTAGTACTATTTAATGCAACATTGGCAGTGTTATTAACAAATGTTCCTTTTAAATGAGTACTTGAACCTGGAGTGTAATTTTCACGAAGTTTATCCTCTACCTTAACCCAGCGTTTACCATCAAATCTAAACAAGCGATTTGGCATATAATCCAGTCTTAATACATAATCGCCAACACCTGGATTATCTGGAAATGATATACCAGTTGTAACATCTAAACCATTAGGTGCCAACGAACTACCAGCCATATAACCTGAAATTGATTCAGTTGGGGTATCTACAAGGGTGTTAACACTACTATCTGGATTAATCTTTGTTTCTGGGTTACCTAGTGAGTTATCTTCTTTAACAGGTACTGTATATAAATGATCAGTTTCATAACCTGATGCTGGTGTAAATGCTTCAGCAGCAGCCAATGTGGCTTCGTTAATAGCAATATTCTTATCGTAAGTGCTTAATACTTCAGCCAATGTAGTATTTGATCCTGGGCTAACAGTCAAAGTTTTTACAATGTCTGAATATTCTTGGCTATCTACTAATGGGCCAAGTTTAACTCTCCACATATGGGGCCACCAGGTTGGGCTATAACCTTCACTTGCGCGAGCTGCATCATTAACTACATAAAATCTTTTTAGGGCCACTGGAACATTAGCATCCAGACTATGGAAGTCTAGTAAGTGCTGTAGTTCAAGAACATCGCCGTTCATAAGTTTGCGCCCAAGGATATCAACCATGTCGTTTAAATGAAAAGTCATGAACAGAGTATCGTTGCTCAAAAACAAACCAAATTGGCTAAGATCAAAATCAATATCAGCAGTCTGATAAATGCCTCTCATGGTATACACACTGGTATCGTACTTACGGTCACGGTTCTCTAGGAATAGTAAGTCTTCGATGTTCTTTTCAGACTGTGTTTGATAGAATGGTTTGCTGGGATCGTTACTTACTGTGCTATCGCCAGGCCCTTGATCTATGGGGCCTAAATACTTGTGTACCAGAACGCCAGTTCCGCCAGCAGTATACAGTTCTGAAATTCTGCGGTCGAAAAACTTGTAGTCGTTGGTGTGGCGTCCATTTTTCCAAAGCGATAAGCGTGGCACTTGTAGATCCTTAGTATATCAGTATATTTATGGAACTCTTGCTTTGGAAAAAGTCCAATGAAATCAATAACTTACAGAACCGGCAGAAAATGGTTGACTTTGGCCTCTGAATCAGCTACAATACTTGTACCAAATGTAAAAGGAGATCAAAATGTTTAAGAACAAAAGCGTTGAATTTCGTGCTGCGGCCAAGACTGCAGGGCTGTTTGGGTTAGTAGTGGTATGCGGTGTACTTGGTAGTGCCATGGTAGAAGTGTTTGGTATCAATAGTTTGCTGTATGTTCTGATACCCTACATTATGTATCAGGTTGCAGCTATGGTCTACAATAGTTATCTGTATAGTCTGAAATACGAAGATCGTCAGCAAGCCAAAAACGATTGACATTCTAAGCCAGATCAGCTACAATGCTGGTATCGTAACTAATTAAGGAAGCACCATGGGTAACTTCATAGTAGGCGTTATTTTTGGTATCATTGTTTCTACGATTGGATTTGCTGGTCTGGCGTCCTATCTGGACAAGGGTGTTGTTGTAGTAAAAGAAGCAGTAACCAAAGTGTCTGAATAATTCTTCATCCTAGGAGATAATAATGAGCGAGTGGAACGATAGCAAATACAGCAACGATGACCTGGCCGACATCCTCAGCGACTATCACAAGGATGTGCATGGCTTCCGCCTGCGCATGGCAGGATCCCCCAGGGCCGAGCTGGTTGCTGAGCTGGACCGTTTGGATCAGTATCGTGAGGCCCACCCTGACCTGGCTGCTGAACTGGACCGTTTGTATAGCATTGCTGAGTCTGAGTTTGCCCAGGATCCAGAATACGCGGAGTGGAGCGCGGATCTGGATGCCCAACATTACGCCAACATCTAAGGAGTAAGCATGGAAAACTTTCTGATTGGTGTAGAAAAGAATGAGTCTGGCACCTACTGCGCCATGTTTCTGAATGGCACAAGTGTGGAATTGAATGCCAACAGTTATGCAGATGCTCTGCTAGAAGCAGATACTCTGGACGAAACTGAATACGCCTAAGATTGATAGGAGTAAGACTATGCTACTGCTGGTCCTGGCTTTGATCATTTCTGTAAACTTGGCTCTGTTTGTGTCTACGCTGGATTTCTGGATGGAAGACCAATGAATGCTGACGCAGCAATCTGGCTAGCAGGGTGTATTATATTCCTGATTACCATACCTGCAATCATATTCGTACTCTAGGCTTATACTGAAAGTGTGAAGTCCCAGTCACTGTATAAACAAATAGTTCGGGAACGCAGGCTACTAGGCAAAATGCAAGTTAAAGAAATTAAACTTTATAGCCAAGTAAACAAATGACCAAGCCAGAAGACATCTGCACTTACTGGACTTGATGTTGGTCGTGTTCTTAAAAAAACATTTCGGAGTTGAATGATGCGTAAACTTGCTACTATTCGTAAAATCGACAACATCCTACCCATTCCAGGTGCTGATGCCATTGAGTGTGCAGTAGTGGGTGGCTGGAAGGTTGTTGTAAAGAAAGGCGAATACCAGGCAGGCGACCTCGGCATCTACTGTGAGATTGATAGTTGGATCCCCCATGCTCTGGCCCCGTTCCTGTCAAAAGGCCGGGAGCCTCGTGTGTTTGAGGGTGTGGAGGGTGAGCGCCTGCGTACCGTGAAACTGCGCGGCCAGATCAGTCAGGGCCTGTTGCTGCCCACTGTGGGGCATACTCCGCTTACTGGCGAGGGCGATGACCTCACTGAGTTCTTGGGCATCAAGAAGTGGGAGAAGGCTATTCCTGCTCAACTGGCTGGCCAAATTCGTGGTAACTTTCCCACTGTGATTCCCAAGACTGATCAGGAACGAGTGCAGAATCTGGTCCAAGAAATTACACTAGCTCAAGGTGACGAATTTGAAGTCACTGAGAAGCTGGAAGGCTCATCCATGACCTGCTACCTGATTGGTGATGAGTTTGGTGTGTGCAGCCGTAACCTTGATCTCAAAGAAACTGAGGGTAACAGTTTTTGGGCTACTGCTCGGGCAGAAGATATCGAAGCTAAGATGCGTAGGCTGCGTGTCAAATCTACCTTTACCGACTTTGCTGTCCAAGGCGAGTTGATTGGTCCTGGCATTCAAGGCAACATCTACAACCTGAGCAAGTGTGAATTTCGTGTGTTTGATGTATACGACATTCAATCTGGAGAATATCTAAATCCTTTCTCTCGGAATTTGCTGGTTGGAATGATGGAACTCAAGCATGTACCTGTGCTTGATGCCGAGTTTGTGCTGAACACTGATGTGGATGGTCTACTGAACATTGCTGAATCAAAATCTGAATTGGCTGATGTGCAGCGTGAGGGTCTGGTGTTCAAACAAAATAATGGCGGGTTTAGTTTCAAGGCCATCAGCAATGCCTATCTCATCAACGAACGCTAAAGCGGTGTAGTCAAAAAATGTACATCTGAAAGGCAACTGTGAGCGAAGAAAAGGAAGTCAAACGCGATCTGTTTGGCACCGAGATGAAGGTAGGCAGCTGGGTGGCCTATGGTGATGGCAATCGGGTGCGTATGGGACGCATCATCAAAATCACCGTTAAGATGGTCAGGGTGCAGGACTTCAAGCGTCCCCAGAAAGATCGGCGCACAGATCGAGACACGGGTAGCCTGCGTTATGCAGAAGAATGTGTGGTCCTGGACGAAGCACAAGTAATGTGGTATATGTTGAAGAATTCTTGACATATACATCATTGTCCTATATACTAATCAAATTATCAGGAGCAAGCCATGGGTGTAAAAACTAAAACAAAATCTAAACGCAATCCTATCTTTATTGATGAGAAATACACTGGCCCTGAACCTGAATGGGCTGGCAAGGAAAAACTTACTGATGCTGAGTTTAAGATTGAACTACTCAAGGCATTCCAGTACTACAATTATTTTTACAGCAATAAGGATTTCAGAGCCGAAGTAAATGATTACCTAAAAAAGTCAGGCAAACTGACCAAAGAAGAACTTCGTATTTACAAAGCCAGCAAGGAATGCTGGACACCTGTTCAGGTTGGTGCTCTGATCAGAATGCTTGATCGTGGTGCTCCACTCCGAGCTAACCAAATTGACTACATCTTTGACAAAGTGCGCAATGCCATGGGCACAGTTACTAAGTCTGACATGGCTAATGCTGACTTTGAAGAACAAGCTGATGCTGCTGATGCAGCAAACAAAGTCAAAGCCAAACCTAGTTTGTTTGAAACTATTCAATCCAAGCTCACAGAACAAGCGCAAGCTCTGGGCGGTGAGATTGAAGGTCAGATTGATATGGTACTGTTAGGACAAAAGCCTGACCTTAACGTCTATAAATGGCTCAACGAAAATCAAGTAAGCCA